GCTTCAGCCCCGGATAGCGCATCGCCAGCAGCACGAGCTTGCGCCGCATGGCCCAGCTCTTGCCGCCGCCGCGCGCCCCGCCGTAGGCGATGTTGGCCGCCTCCGCGCGGAAGAACGCCTGCTGCCGCGGGTTCGGCGTCTCGCGCCGCAGTACCTTATAAATATAGGGTTCGTTAATATAGGGTTCGTTTTTGCGTGCCATCGCGCCTCCTCACTACCGACTCCACTGCTCGAGCGCGCCCTCGAAGCGCAGCACCTCCGGCTCGGCCGCGCCCTCGTCCTTCGCGGGCGCGGCCTTGCCCCGCTCGTGGCCGAGCACCATGCCCGCCGCCTTGAGCCGCAGCTCCGGCTTCACGGACGCATCGGCCACCATGGCCGCCAGCTGCTCGAGGATGCGCTCCTTCTCGTCCTCGAGGTCGATCATGTCGCGCGCTCCCGGTACGAGAGCACGTAGTCCTCGCCGTCGGCAGCCGCCGCAAATTCGTAGGTCTCCAGCGCGTCGTGCACGGCCTGCTTCGGCAGCCGCAGCGTCGCGCCGTCGCCGCAGCGCACGCACAGCGCAGCCAAAATCGCGCCCGACAGGCCCAGCAGCTCCTCATACGCCGCGCGCTGCTCGCGCAGCTTTCGCCGCAGGTCGGTGTTCGTCTGCTTTTTCATGTACCATCCTCCTTGTTTTCTTCCATGGCCGCCGCGCGCAGCCGTGCGCGTCGCCGCCGCTGCCGCTCGCGGCTGGCCGCCCGCTGGTCGATCAGGCGGCCGGTGTAGTCGCCCCAGTCGTGCAGCCGCCAGTCCGCGTCCACAAACCCGGACGTGCGCAGCGCCACCGCGAGGTCGCCGGCCCGGCGCTCGCTGAACTGGCAGATCTCCGCCAGCTGCCTTGCCGGCAGGGCGGATAGGTCGCCGTCCGGCGCATTGTCCAGTGCCCACAGCCACAGCAGGCACATGTGCCCGAGTGCCGCCGGCGTGCGCAGCCCCAGCGCGTCGCGCAGGGCCAGCAGCTTGCGGTGCTGCGGCAGCGACTGGTGCAGTTCAATCCATGCCAT